CACCTAGCTATGTTCCATACGCTGACATAACTGAAGAGATGGCTATCGGCTGGACTAAAGAGTCTCTAGGTGAAGAGCAAGTAGCAAGCATCGAAGCGTCTATTGCAGCACAGATTGACGCTGAGAAGAACCCAACTCAGGAAGCAGGCGTTCCTTGGTAAACCCCTAAACTTAAAATGAGGATATTAACATGGGCGAGAAAAAAACAACTCCCATCGTAATAAACGAAGTCGAATACATTTACGAAGATATGACTGAGCAGCAACAAGCTATGGTTAATCACTGCAACGATCTTGATAGAAAGATTAAATCAACGCAGTTTAACTTAGACCAACTTAGTGTAGGTAAAGATGCTTTTATTAATATGCTAGTTGCTGACTTGGAGAAAGAGGACTAGCTATGTATCAGTTTGACGAAGTAAGGCCAACTCCGCACCTCTTGCACGATATAGCCAAAGGTAATATTTGGGACAGTCAGCCCCTTAATATCTTTGGATTTAATCGTACAGTTGGTACAGCCTACGAAACTATTTGGGATGATGGCGGTAACTACGTCTACCCTAGTTCTGCGGTTACTATGAGTGTGGTAAGTACATCGTCATCAGATACAATGCAAGTTCTAATCAATGGTCTCGACGCTAATTACGAAGCTATCAGCGAGACCGTTACTCTTACAGGCACATCAGCAGTCACCACTAGCGCGTCATTTCTACGCATAAACAGCGCAGCAATACTAGCTGGATCAAATGTAGGCGACATCAACATCAGTAATGGTGGCACTAAGTACGCATTTATTGGCGCTGAGATCGGCACTACGCAATCATCCGTTTATACTGTCCCAGCTGGTCACAGCATCTATCTGTTTAGAATCGATTGCACCTCTGGAACCGTCAATGGCCAGAAGTACCTGTATCTCAGGAATGTAGCAACTAACTCTGTTGGCAGAACTCTCAGGGTAACAGAAGCAACATTTTCTGAAAACGTCAGCTTTGATCGTCAAGTGCCATTTAAGATTGGCGAGAAAACCGACTTTCATTTTGAGTGTAAAAGCTCAAGCTCAACTAACGAAGTTTCGCTCTTTGTCGAAGCTATACTTGTACGGAACTCATAATGGCCACTGTTAAAGAAGCCCTAATTAGACTAGAAGGCCACGAGAAGGAATGCGCCATCAGATACGCAAATATTGAAAAGCGTTTAGATGATGGAACAGAAAGATTTAAGAAAAGCGAGCTGATGCTATGGGGCATGTATCCCCTAATAATTGGATTGTTCTTAATTGAGAAAGGTCTAATATGAGCATAGTCGCTTCTTTAATTGGCCCAGTCACGGGCTTACTCGATAAGTTCGTGGAGGACAAAGATCAGAAAGCCAAGCTCGCGCACGAAATCAGCACCTTGTCGGACAAGTATGCACAGGAACTTGCACTGGCACAGGTTAAGCTCAACACTGAAGAAGCCAAAGGAAACTGGTTCCAGTCGGGATGGAGGCCAGCAACTGGATGGGTCTGTGTCCTTGCCCTTGGCGTTAATTATCTAGTATCTCCACTGGCCGCTGGTATAGGTATAGATATACCTCAAGCAGATGGTGGTACACTTATGCCTATACTTATGGGAATGTTGGGATTAGGCGGCATGAGATCATTCGAGAAGACCAAACAAATAGAAGGTAAGTAACATGGCTGATTCACCAAAGACCGAAGATAAAAACTACTTTAAGCCTAAAGAGTTGGCTTGCAAGCACACCGGCAAAGAAGGTTTTGACGAAGACTTTCTAAAGACCCTAAACGCTATCCGCGAAGAGTGCGGTTTTAGCTTTGCCCTATCCTCTGCTTACAGGTCTCCAGAACACCCCATAGAAGCCCGTAAAGAGGTGCTAGGAGCGCATTGCACCGGAAAGGCAGTAGATATACTAGCCAGCGGAGAAAAGGCGTTAGAAATCGTTAGAGTGGCCCAAAAGCATGGTATACAGAGAATTGGTATACAGCAGAAGGGTTCGGGTCGGTTTATCCACCTAGATGGCTGTACCGAAGATGACGGATTCCCTTGCCCTGCAATATGGAGCTATTAATATCAATATGAATGGTGTTATACTTTTCAGGCGCGATAATGCGTACACTTTTGAATAGTGAATTATGTATCCCCCTTTGGCCCTGCTTATTGCGGGGCTTTTTTTTGCATATTAATTAACAAAAGAGTTTACTTTATGTTTTAGATAGATTAAGATTTAACCTCAATTAATAAAATGCTGTAGGAGGCAATATGGGAATAAATGATCTAAACGATCTGGAACGCGGTGAGTATGACTGCGTTCTAGGTTACCAAGCCCTAGCAGGGCAATCAGAGGCTTACTATTTTGGTTATGGTGAGCAGTATGCAAAAGAACAGACCATAGGAGGTCAACAATGAAATCAAGCGAATCAATCAATGAGTTAGCCAGCGCACTATGTAACGCGCAGGGTCAAATGGGGGGTGCTGTTAAAGACAGTGCCAACCCTTTCTTTAAGTCTAGCTATGCTGATCTAACGGCGGTTATCAAGGCAATCAAGCAACCCTTTGCTGATAACGGATTAAGCTATACCCAGTTCCCAGTTAGTAACGAAAATGGCGTTGGTGTATCTACGCGCCTGATGCACGTATCTGGTCAATGGCTGGAGATGGATTACACCCTTCCTACGGTTAAGAAAGACCCGCAGGCATCAGGGTCAGCTATAACGTACGCAAGACGGTACGCTTTACAGTCAATCGCAGGCATACCCACAGCAGATGATGATGCAGAATCTGCAATGCTACGCGGTGATGACAAGAAGAAAATTACTGAAGATGAGGTAATTACTATCAAGAAACTTCTTGATGAAACCGAAAGTGATGAGGCCAAGTTTTGTAAATGGCTAAAGGTTAAGTCTATTGATCAGGTTCTAGCTGTACATTATGACCGCGCTGTTGCCGCGCTAGAGGCTAAAAAATGAAAGAGCAAATCATTGAAAAAAAAGTCATACATTTAACTTGCCCAATTTGTGATGATGCTTTAGGCGCACTTCCAATGCCGTCTGAAGACCCTGACTGTGCATATATGTTGGAAGGTTCTTGCGTTAATTGTGCTGTTTTAGTTCATGCCTATACGCCAACTAAAGAGTATTTTAAGAAATACCATGATCGAATTGCAACGGAGGTGTTAGGTGATAATACTAGATCACGAACAAGGCACTGAAGAGTGGCTTGCTGCAAGGCTGGGCAAGCCTTCCGCTAGTATGTTTTCCAAGCTAATAACACAGACTGGGAAGCCTAGCACCTCTGCTGATGGGTATGTCAATGAATTGATAGCAGAACGCCTTACAGGGCAATCTGAGCCGTTCCACGTTACTGAGTGGATGCAGCGCGGCACTGAGCTAGAGCCAGAAGCTAGGGAGGCGTATGAGTTTATATCTAGCAATGATGTTATCGAGACTGGCTTTATTCTACATACTAGCTATGAGTTTGGCTGTTCGCCTGATGGTTTGATATTGGATCAGGGTGGGCTAGAGATTAAATGCCCAGCCCCTAAGACTATGGTTAGCTATCTACGTGATCCCCAAGTCGGTGTTAAGAAATACTGGCAGCAGATTCAGGGCTGTATGTGGATTACCAAACGTGATTGGTGGGACTTCTTTGCCTACCATCCAGAAATGCCGCATGTTCTAGTGCGGGTTGAACGCGATGACGAATACATCGCAAAACTAGCCATCGAAGTCCAAGGGGCTGTGGCTGAAATACTAAACCAAGTGGAGAAGTTAAAATGAAAGTAGGACTATCTGTAAGAATTGATGTTACCAAGATTGACAAGTCACGCCTGTATAAAGGCGCAAAGGGAACGTATCTTGACCTGACTACCTTTGTCGATACTGAGCAGCAAGATCAGTATGAAAACAATGGCTTTATTAGCCAGTCAACTACCAAAGAAGAACGCGAGGCACAGGTGCAAACGCCTATTCTTGGTAATGTTAAGGTTTTCTTTACTGATGGGGCGCAAGCTAAACAGCCGCAAAAGGAAATGAGTATTGAAGAACTGGATGATGACGTGCCGTTTTAGCCTAAAAAAGCCCCCCGCGAGGGGGGCAAACCATAGGAGTGGTTGCTGATCGGGGGAACCAGCCCAATTAATATAGCACAGGAATTTTTACGATGGAATTAATAGACGCAGGCAAATGCCTCAAAGCAGCACAAAAGGACAAGGGTATTACTAGCCGCGAACTGGCTAAACGCAGCGGGACATCACCGCAGCAGATGTTAAGGTGGCGCTCCAATAAGAATATGAAGCTACATACCATCCAGCTTCTG